GTAATGACGTTAGTAACTTCAGCGCTGATCGAATAAGCGATACGCATACCGCCATCAACCAAGACATCCAAAGCATCGGCAAGCTTTCTTCCAGGTGCTGGCATAGCTACCGAGCTAATTAACGCAGTTCTTTCAGTTCCAGTAAGGGGCATTTCTAAATCCTCGCTCCATGCTTATCCACAACAAACTCCCTAAGTTCCTGATCACTCATCATTGAATGCTCAGGATCTGACCTATACTCGGTCATCTTTTCCTGTACCAATTCTTCAGCCAACCGAATTGGAGGTGCAGGCGTTACGTCATAACGCTCTGTACCAACGTCCTCACAGTAAAGCCTCTTCGACTCACAAACCTTTCGAATCTTAGACATGCCATCTGCCTGCGAAATAAACGCAGCCGGATCGCCATCTCCATCCGCAAGCTGAGTCAGGTACACATCGTTGGGGTTTGGCTCATAGCCTCTTGCTCTAGCTCCCTCGATAATCCTCTCCAGATACCAAGGGTCGTCCTTGAATTGTTGATCCAAGGTCCCACGTCCATTAAAGAACGTGCTTTCAGTTTTGACTCCAGGGAACTTACGCTCAGCAAGCATCTCCCTCATATTCTTCTGTCCTCGATCGATTTCAGTTTTCGAAAGAGGAGGGTCGTAAATTGCCTCACCGCGATCACTAATTGTCATCGTGTGAACAACTCCGTTGATCTTTACTTTTGTAGCCACTAACTACATCTCCATCATCATCTCTGGGGGTAACTGCTCCATTGCCGCCATCAGCTCAGGAGACATCGGTAACTCATCACCAGAGCCCATCGGCATCTGTTCGGGCATAGCCATCTCTGGAGGCATCTGCTGGATAGGCGGTTCTGGAGGCATCCCTGCTTCGGGAGGAATTTGCGGTGGCCCCTGCTCCTGCTGTTGCGGAGGAGGAGCAGGTGGTGGTGGCGGTGAGGGAACTAACCATTCCGTGACATCCTGCTCCATAGCATCACCCAGCGACTTGATAAAAGCATTGAGCGCCGTGGGATCTCCTTGCTGCGCCACTCTCGATAGCTCAGGTATCAAATACTGAGCCAAGCGTGCAAGATTTTCGTTATCGCGGAACTTGTTCGGCTTGCGAATAGAGTTCGCCTCCACCGTCATATTCATCTCACGCACATACACTTCAGGATCTTCATTGGCAACTAGCGTATCCCATAACTGAGACGCATCAGGACCAAACAAAGGAATCAGATCCTTACCCTGCACATTCCACCCAGCGTAAATTCTCTCAACATTCGCTACGCTGGTCTGCCAATCCTCAACTCGCCTTGCCATCCAATCTGGACGAATCGAAGTAGCTGCCTCCTTGAAGTTAATATCCGCAGCAGTCCTAGCAACCTTACCACCGACGTTCATTCCGTATAGCGATTCAGATAAGCCAGTACGCTTATCGAACAACATCGACACGTAATCGATCATTCGAAACACATCGAAGTTGACGGCAGGTGACTCGATCATCGACACCAGTTCTTTTACGTTCTGATGAATCTGACCATTGAGTTCTAGCACCAGATTGAAGTCATCCGACTTAATCTGACGCATAATGTCGTCGCCAGCCTCTTTGAGAACTGCCCAGATATTGCGAGAGTTCATGTACACTCGATCGCACAAGCAGCTCATAATGACATTGAGGAAGATTAGCTCACCCAAACCCATAGCAACAGGAGCTAAAGGCCAAGGACCACTGGCTGCTTCGTAAAAATCAAGCAATGACACCGGCCAGCGATTATCTCGATAAATAGGAACCGGCCAGTCCAGCGACGACCTAATAACGTCATCCCCCTCATTAACTGTGCTAGGAGGAAAGTTAAGTGGAAAGTTGACGTTCTTGGCAATACACAAATAGGCGAAGTCACCCACGACGGTTTCGAACGCTTGATGAAGCGCATCATCGAAAGACTCAAGGCGAGTACCCACACCAACTCGACTGAAAATTTCATACCACACAATCTTATTTTCATTGCCACCTGCTGATAACTTGGCTGTGTGATACTCATCTCGGGACGAGTTATTGAAGTCCGCCGAGTCAGTACTACCCACTGCACCCGAGGACACTGCGGTCTTCAGCGATCCTTCTGGCAAATTAAACCGACGCTCCACTTCCCAATAGTCATCAATATGCTGTCTAGCAATCCAGCCGCAATCTGACAGGTTAGGCTTAGTGCACTGAGGATCAATAAACAATCGCAGACAACTATCAAATGTCGATCGAGTCAGCACACGGTCGCTGCCAGGATACCTATAGGATTCCGTCCACAAACAGCCACGCCCTGTGATCAATGCCTCGGTAATAGCGAGACGACTCTCAGCAATTAAGCCACCATTGGGCTGCTCACGCTGACTGTAGTTGAGATATTGCTCCATAAGAGAGCAGCGAGTTGCGTCGACTCTTCGCTGACTCTCGTAACGCTGCATGAACTCCTGATAAGCCTGCTGAGTGTTGGGATCGTTAGGATCACCAAACACATCAGGTTGGATATTAAGCCTCGCGTAAGGTCTGGCCGTCCTACCAGGATAATCCCAATACAATGAAGGGGCGACCACAGCAACTAATTCAAAAGCTTTCGCTATAGTCAACTTAAATCTAGGAGCAGGGAGATTGGCAAAGTATCTACTGCGAAACCCCTCCTCCCACATAAAACCGCAGGAGCCCTGATAGAAGTTTCTACAGATATCTGCCGTCTTCCTAAACGGTTCACGCGCAGTACGTGCCTGCTCAAGCTTCCGCAACCATACGCTAACCAGCTTACGCAGTCGCCCCTCAGCCTCAAGCATTAGCCGTTATCCTTTGCTTGCGTTTTGCTTCGTAGAACAGGATTCAGAAGCGGTGCAGCCCAATCAGGAAAAATCCAGAAACCGTTTCGCATGGCTAAATCAGTTGGACTGCCATCGATACTGAACAGCCTTTCGTCCGAAACATGGTAGGTTCGGTTTACAATTTGACCTTCTCGACGACGCTGGCAAGGAGGCACAAAAAGAGACACTACACCTTCGTGGTAAGACTCAGTTACAATAGCTGGGAGTGCATCATCCAACTGACCAGCAGGACAATAAAGCACCGTAAATCCGACCGGAGCCAATCCACTAAACTTCTCATTCAGCTTGCTCATACTTGCACCTTATATGGGGAGTAACTATTACCAAGCTCAATCGAGTTGTCCGCCTTCTTGCTCTTGCTTCTCTCTATAGCTCGCAACTGATTGAACAATTGAAGGGAAGCTGAGCCTCCCCCTATATTCTTCCCGGCAACCGGGAACCACTTTGGAAAACTTCCAGCCCAGTATTCGAGCCCGACACTTAAGTCGATCTTCTGACCTTTGGCCGGTCGATCGCCTATTTCGTTGTCTTGCTTTTCTTCCTTGACATAATCCTCCAGTTGCTTGCACAGAACCGGACATCGATCGGTGACGATCCTTAAGTACGGATAGGATCCGGACTTTTCATTGATGTGCATCCACGACTGCAAACGCATGATTCTTGATTCGACGTTTGCATTGCCCCACACAAAGTGATTGCCCGTCACAACAGACTGTATGTGATGGTTCTTGAAAGCTCTGGCATAGTTGTCTGCCACCGTCATCGAGAATCCCATTGTCGTCTGCTTACCGGCTCTTTGGTCAATAATAAACCGATAGAACGGATAACCCTGCATCTTGGCTTTGATCATAGGAGCAAGTTGATCGGCATCACGACGACCAGGGTAAAGCTCGTCGTACACAACATAAAACTCACCAAACCTGGGTGGCGGTATTGCGCAAAAAAGCACAGCAGGATTGTTAGTACCTGGATCGAGAATCATTTCTCTAGTCCAGTCCACGGGCGGCTGGCCATTAGTAGCCCTTAGCACCTTGGAGATTTCATCGTCGACACCTTCTGGGTAAATCGCACAATGGAAGTTGCGATCAAACAGATGGTACATCTTGAGCTGGTCGAGGGAGTATTCACCACGATCGCGAGAAGCCAGTTCTTCTGTTGTGAACCCCGACAGAAGTTCTCTCTTACCCTGTGGGTCAAGCTGAGCATTTTGGCTGGTCTGCAAGATGACCTCTCCGGCCATCGGATTAGGGTCGTTCGAATCCTGTTCCTTGGCTCTCGCTGTCAGCGCTCTCAGGGCAGCATTATTGGCTCTAGGCCAGCTAGACCAGTACAGCCTTCCTCGACGGTCAGCCAAACGAGACTGCCACTCTGAATAGTGTTGAGGATATTTGATTGCCTCGTCGATCCAGCATAAATCTATTGGGTCGCCCTGTTTTGGTTCTGCTTTACTTGAGTAGGCGTAAATCTCAGCAAGAGTCTCTTTTGTGACAGGGTTCCAGATAACAACCTTTTTAAACTCGTGGTTGCCTTTGTTTTCCCAATCCCAAGATCCTGGCTTAATGTACCTATTAGGGATGATCGGATAGCTTGGCTGCACCTGCTCCGATCGAGCAGCATCGTCAGGATCATCCTGATTAAACGCTCGCCATTGTCCTGTAGAACGGTCGCGTATGATCTTGAACAAGCCAGGACGAAACAGAAGCCGAAAGATTGTCTCACCGATATGTCGCTGATCGTAGCCAATGATCCATATTGTGAGTGGTCTACCAATTTGATGAGGTCGCCTAGCCCTTATCTGACGACCATCTGACAGCGTGATATACGTATCCGTTGCTATTGCAGCAGTCAGAACAGCGAGTGAAAGACTCTTGCCTGCTCGCACACCACCACGCACTAGAAGCTCTCTGGCGTTACTTTCAAAAATAGGATCCTGATGAGGCTGAGCCCGAAACAGTTCGAGTCCGGTTGTTCTTCTGCGTGCCGCTTCAACCAGTGCTGCGGCTTCTCGACTCGAAAGTTGGTTTAAGCTCATAGTCAATCCCAGCTAGGTTCTTCGTCCGTAGCTGGACGAGTCTCAAAAGGTACATCCTCAGGTTCTTCCTCTTGAGCGTTGTTCGTAATACTCAAGACCTGTGTACGAAAATCAGCATCAGTACGGATGAGCTGAGCAGCGAGCTGAGCCAAGGTTGCTTGGAGGTCTTCGTCGGTCAGACCACTTGCATCCACATTATTCCGGTCGTCTAATTTTTCCTGTAGACTTAGGATTAGCTGCCAATACTTGACGATCACTGAGTCCTTGCGTTCGAACATCACTTGCTCCTTAGGAGACAGGTTGTCGCCACGCACCTTATCAAAGTCTTCTTTTAGCTTGGTAGCCAATCCATCAGGGCCACCAATCAACTCAGTAAACTTGGCGAACACTTGGTCAAGAACTTGCTTATCGGAACCGACGTTCTTGATACGAGAGAGAAGCTCTCTGGAAAATTGTGCCGTCTGTCTACGATCCGACATCTCTAGCTCCCTAGCGATTCGATCTCGCCGTATTTCGTGACACTCTTGGCAATAACCGCCAACGATGTGCCGATTAGAAAACACTTGCTTGCATTCGTAGCACTGTGATGTAGTGCGAGTGACAGGTAGTCCTGAAGTCATCAAGTACCTCAACGAAGCGGGGCCAGTAAGATTTAGAACGTCTCACCGGCCCCAACCCCAGCGGCGCAAGCCACCCCCCATCGTCAAAGATTGGGTTACTTCTTCTTCAGAGGAGACACCATACTTTTGTAAGCGTTTCCTACTGGTGGCTCGTTCTGAAAGGCTGCTTTCTCACTAACTACATTCGGTACGGTTGGCTCTGAGCCGTAGCCCTTGCCAGTTACCTTGAAGGTCGGACTTGTAAGAGCATCACCTTTT